GTGCGGGGAGCAGGGTCTGCCCCGTTACCGGTTTGCCATCGACTGGAGCGGTGACGGGACCATCGGAGACACCGAGGCGGTGGGCGCGGCGTACGCGGCTGACACCTTCGGCCGCAGCGTCACAGGCGGCTGGGGTACGGCCGACAGCGGTCAGGCGTGGTCGACGGGGTCCATCGCGTCCAACTTCTCCGTCAACGGCTCCGCCGGTGTGCACGCGGTGAGCACGCGCAGCGCGTCCCGCTTCTCCACCGTGCCCGCGTCCTCGCCGGACACGGACCTGCGCGTCACCTTCTCCGTCGACCAGACCGCCGCTTCGGACAGCATGTACGTGTACCTGATGGCCCGGCACACCGACGCGAACAACTTCTATTTCGTCCGTGTGCAAATGGCGTCCACGGGTGCCGTCGTCCCGACGCTGCGCAAGCGGGTGGGCGGCACAGAGGTCGTCCTTGCCACCGGGGCCACCGGGCTGACGCACGCCGCCGGGGCGGCCTACGCGGTGCGGCTGCGCGTGGCGGGCAACCGGCTGCTGGCCAAGGTGTGGCCCGCCGGGAGCGCGGAGCCCGGCTGGCAGGTGTCCGCCACGGACCCCGATCTGACGGCCGCCGGGGCGGTCGGCGTGCGCACCCTTCTGGGCGGCAGCACGACCAACACGCTGCCGGTGACGTTCCTGTTCGACGATTTCACCGCGTCGTTCACGGCCGACACCGAGGACGTGACCGGGGACATCGTCTCGGACGTGTCGGTGAGCTACGGCCGCGACCAGGAACGGCAGCTCAGTCCGGCCGCCGTCGGCTCCGCCGGGTTCACCGTGAACAACACCAGCCGGCGCTACAGTCCGGAGAACACCGGCAGCCCGCTGTACGGGGACCTGGACCCGGCCCGGCTGATGGGCGGGTCGGTGACGTTCAACGGCCAGACGTACCCCCTGTTCACGGGCCGCACCGACGACTACAACGTGCACGCGGACTTCGCCGACCGCACGGCGGAGTTCACCTTTCTCGACGGTCTCAACGATCTGGCGGGCGTGAAGCTGTCGACGGCCGTCTACACGTCAATGCGCACGGGCGACCTCGTCCGCGCTGTGCTGGACCTGGCCGGGTGGACCGGAGGGCGGGACATCGACCCGGGCGCCTCGGTGGTGCGGTACTGGTGGCTGGAGGGCACCGACGCGCTGAGCGCCATCAACGACCTGGTGAAGTCGGAGGGCCCGCCGGCCGTCGCCTACGTCGCCCCGGACGGGACGTTCGTCTTCCGGGACCGGCACCACCGGCTGCTGCGGCAGGCGTCGCTCACGTCCCGGGCGACGTTCACCGCCGGGCGGCTGGGGGACTGCGCGGCCGGGGCGCCCGCCGAGGGGTACGACTTCACCAAGCCGTTCACCTACGCCCACGGCTGGCGGGACATCGTCAACGTGGTGGCGTTCGACGTGGAGGAGCGCAGCCCGGCGCCGGTGCTGGAGGCGGTGTGGTCCGACGAGTCGACGTACAGCCTCGCGCCGGGGCAGTCGGTGGACGTCGCGGTCAACGTCTCGGAGCCGTTCGTGGGCGCGGTGCTGCCGGTGCTGGGTACGGACGTCACCTACTTCAGCTCGGGCGGCGGGGTGCCGTCCCTCCAGCTCGACCGCCGCTCGGGCGCGTCGGCGACGCTGACGGTGCGCGCGGTGGGCGGGCCGCTGGAGGTGACACGGCTTCAGCTCCGGGCGCGGTCGCTGGGGGTGCAGCGCACGGTGCGGGTGTCGATGACCGACCCCGGCTCGGTCGGCCGCCACGGGGAGCGGTCCTACCCGGACAGCGCGCCGTGGGCCTCGCCGGCGGACGCGGAGGCCATCGCCGGGATGATCCTGCTGCACTACGCACGGCGGCGGCCCACGGTGCAACTCCGGATCACCTCCAGCGACCCCGCGCACTTCATGCAGGTGGTGCGACGCACCGTCAGCGACCGCGTCCGCATCGTCAACGAGGAGATGGGGCTGGACGCGGACTTCTTCGTGGAGCGGGTCGCGCACTCCATTCAGCGGTTCAACCGGGCGGGGCAGCCGCCGGTGCACTCGGTGGTCCTCGGCTGCGAGCGGGACCTGTTGGTCCCGGAGAACGTGTTCACGTTCGACCAGCGCGGCGCGGGGTTCGACCAGGGCGTGTTCGACCTGACGGTGGCGGACGCGGCCGACGAGGTGTTCGTGTTCGACGACCCGGTCCAGGGTCAGTTCGACGTCGGGAAGTTGGGCACATGAGGGAGGCAGCGATGGGGATGGAAGTGCCGCAGGAGCGGGTGGCGGTGGCGAGGGCGTACGTGTACGCGGGGGAGTGGGTGGCGGACTGCCCGCGCCCCGGGGCCGCGCCCGACCGGGCCGGCTGCGGCAATGCGGAGTTCCTGCTGCGGCCGTCGCGCATGGGCGGGCCGAGGGACGCGGAGGTCGGGTTCTTCCTGTGCTCGTACTGCGGGATGCAGGCGCCGGTCTCGTGGCCGGACGACCGGCACGCCATCCTCGCGGTGCTGGCCCGCAGGCCGGTGCCGAACACGCGGAACTGGTACCCGACGGACCATCCGGTGGCGCTGCGTTTCGGCCTGCCCCACGGGCAGAGCGTGCGGGATCTGGAGGCGGAGGGTGAGGCGCACGGTGTGCGCTGAGGGCGTGCCTGCGGCCCCTGGAGGGCTTCGGGAAACGTTAGGCGCTATAAGGGTTAAGGTCGAAAATCCGCAGGTGGGGGCACACAGCAAGATCAGGTACCGCCGGTACCGTGTTGTCAGGTTAACCGTGAAATTGGCCTCTCCTATACGTAATGGGGAGCACACGGTACCGGGAGTACCGAAACTAATTCGTTTCGATAAGCGTCCTTTGGAGGTGGCCTGAACGATGGCCTGGACCGCACCCATGACCGCCGTGGCCGGCGCGACGTTCAGCGCGAGCCAGTTCAACACCTTCGTCCGCGACAACCTGCTGGAGTGCCCCGCCGCCAAGGCGACGAGCGACGCCCAGTTCTTCGTCTCCACCGGGCCCAACGCCCTCGCCGCGCGACAGCTCGCGCAGGACTCCGTACTCACCAGCCAGGGCACCACGTCGATGACCTACGCGGACCTCGCCACCGTCGGGCCCCGGGTGACCGTCCCCACCAGCAGCCGCGCGCTGGTCATGTTCTCCGCCGACCTCAACAACACCGTGAGCAACGGCGCCTCCACCGTGTCCGTCGGCGTCTCGGGCGCGTCCAGCATCGCCCCGTCCCCCGCCTGGCGCCTGGTCCGCGACGGCGCGGCGGCCGGCAACGTCTGGCGCATGGGCACGTCCCACCTGTTCGACACCCTGACCCCCGGCATCAACACCTTCACGATGAAGTACCTCGTCGGCTCGGGCTCCGGGACCTTCGGCAACCGCGAACTGATCGTCCTCCCCTTCTGAGGTGACCCCATGGCCTGGACCGCACCCATGACCGCCATCGCGGGCTCCGTCTTCACGGCGGCGCAGTTCAACACCTTCATCCGCGACAACCTCGCCGAGGTCGCGCCCGCCAAGGCGACCACCCCGGGGTCCTGGTTCACCACCGTCGCCACCAACCAGATCGTCGAACGCACCGCGAAGGTGGGCGTCGACCTGAGCAGCGGCACCACCACGTCCACGTCCTTCGGCGACCTGGACACCGGCCCCGGCCCGGCCGTCACCGTCGACACCAGCAACTGCGCCCTGATCCTGTTCTCCGCGTCCATGACGAACACCAGCGCGTCCTCGTCCCGCGTCGCGTTCGACATCAGCGGCGCCACGTCCATGTCCGCCTCCGACAACCGGGGCCTGGCCACCTTCGGCGCGGCCGGGGTCGGCCAGGTCGCCGGGAACGCGGTCTTCCACAGCGACCTGACCGCCGGGTCCAACACCTTCACGATGAAGTACCGGGTCGCCGGCGGGACCGGAACCTTCCTGTCCCGGCGCCTGCACGTCATGCCCTTCTAGGAGACGACCATGCCAGCCGGCTACACCCCCGTCCGCGTCCACCACGACCACGACACCGGTACGTGGTACGCCACCCTGTCCGGCCGCGAGAGCACCCCGCCCCGGCCCCTCGCGGCCACCGACCGCGAGAGCGCGCAGACCGAGGCTGCTGGTCTGCTCACGCGCGCCGGGCTCAGCCTCGTCTCCGCCTGGACCTACGGCGGTGACGACGAGGCGGGCGCGCACGCCGTGTTCGCCGAGGCCGGTTCGGGCGACGCCACCAAGGCGGGCCTGCTCGCCTTCTGGAAGGCCCACCGCGTGCTGCTGGCCAAGCTGAGCGTGGACGTCGCGGCGCTCCCCGCAGGCCAGCGCGCACTGCTGTTCAGTCAGGACGTCATGCTCATCGGGCTGGCCAAGACTCTCGTGGACAAGGGCGTGCTGTCGGACGACGACCTGACGGCGGCCGTCGGTGCCGTCGGGGCCGCCGACTTCTCCTGGCTGACCGGGCTGTGACCCCCGTGGACGGCTTCGCCGCTTTCCTCACCCCGACCCTCGGCGCCGGCGGCGTCGTGCTGCTGGTCGTGCTGATGGTGCTGCGCGGGGCGCTGGTGCCCCGGTCCACCGTGGACCTCGTCGTGCAGGACAAGGACCGGCAGATCGACGTCTGGCGCTCCCTCGCCGACGGCCGCAAGGAGATGATCGACCTTCAGCAGTCCCAACTGGACCTGCTGATGGGTACGGCCGTGACCACCGAGCGCGTGCTGGACGCCGTCTCCGAGGCGGCCCGCGCCAACCGTGAGGGAGGGGGCGGCCGTGCGCTGGCGCCGACACAAGGCGAGTAGGGCCGAAGACGAGCGGGCGGCCGAGGACGTCCGCGCGGCGGAGGAAGCGCTGCACGACCTGGAAGGCGACCTCGCCCGCGCCCGGGAGCGCACGGCGGTGATTTCGGAGATTTCGCGTACCCTGCGGCGGCTGGGTGAACGCAACCACTTCGCCCCGCTGATCAAGGACGCACTTGGGGGCAAGTTCCAATGACGACAGGGGAGACGGTGAACCTGTGGGGCAGCATCCTCGCCCTGTCGGGAAGCCTCACCTTCGTCGCCGTCTACTCCCTGCTGGCGCGCTGGTGGCGTGACTCCGTCGGCCGGCTGCTCGTCATCAAGGCTCTGGCCATCTCCGCGTTCATGGCCATCTCCATCTGCGTCACCCTGCTCCGGGCGGACATCGAGGTGCTGCGCACCGTGCGCGGGGTCCTCGCCGCCCTGTTTGGGGCGCTGATGCTCTACCAGGCATGGCTTGTCGGCCGTACGCAGATCAAGGGAGCGCGCCGTGACACAACCGGCACCTGACACGTTCCGTCCGCAACTTCCCTCCGTCGGGCGGATCGTCCACTACGTCAGCCACGGCACGCCGGTCCGCGAGGACGGCAGCCAGGCATACACCGCGCAGTGCCGCGCGGCCATCATCACGGAGGTGGAAGACCCTGCCGGGGAGGCCGGCGGAGGGATCGTTTCGCTGGCCGTGTTCAACCCGACCGGACAATTCTTCAATCAAGGGGTCTCGCACGTCGACCGCGAGCACATGGCGGGCGGCACCTGGCACTGGCCGGAGCGTGTGTGATGTCGACGACCCCGCTGACCGCAGACCAGTGGCTGCGCATCCTGCGCGCCGAAGGCGTGAAGGTCTCCGAGTACCCGGGCTGGCGCACCCGCTCGCGCGACTCCGCCACGGGCCTCACCTTCGGCCCGGTGCGGATGATCCTCAACCACCACACGGCCGGCCGGAACTCCCGGGACATCGTCGCCAAGACAGGCGTCCCCGGCCTGCCCGCCCCGCTCGCACACATCCACCTCGCCAAGGACGGCACGGCCACGATGTGCAGCGCGGGCCGCGCCAACCACGCCGGGCCGATGGCCGTCAACGCCTACCAGTCCTTCCGCGACGAGCTGTCGGCGCACCCCGCGCCGTCCCGCGCGTCGGGCACCATCGACGGCAACGACGTCAGCTACGGCGTGGAGACGGAGAACCTGGGCGACGGCACGGACGTCTACCCGCGCGCCCAGTACGACGCGTGGGTGCGGCTCGACGCGGCCGTGTGCCGCCACCACGGCTGGACGGCCGAGTCTGTCGGATGCCACAAGGAGACGAGCGTGGAGGGGAAGATCGACCCGAAGGGGCCGGTCGAGGGGTACGGCACGCGCGGCCGGTTCACCTTCACCCCGGACCAGTTCCGCCGGGACGTCGACGAGCGGCTGAAGCACGGGCCCGACTGGAGCCCCGGAGAGGAAGAGGACCCCATGGCAGGGATGACCAAGCAGGACATCTACAAGGCGGTGTGGGAGACGGACGCGATCACCGCGCCCACCAGCGCCGCCGACCGCAAGACGAACCCGACCTGGCAGCCGGCGAGCTACCTCAAGGACATCGGCAACCGGGTGCGGTCGATGGACAGCCGTCTCGCCGCGCAGTCCGCGACCATCGCGGAGCTGACCAAGACGGTCGCCGCCCTCGCCGCCAACCGGCAGGACATCGACGAGGACGCGCTGGTCGCCCGGATTCAGGCGGCCATCGAGTCCATAGACATCCGGCTTGAGACCGGCGCGAGCTGAAGGCGGGCGGGCCATGTCCCAGGAAGCACGCGTGCGCGCGTCCATCGACGAGGCGGTGGCCCGCGCCACGGCGCCGCTGGAGGAGCGCCTGGCGGCCGTAGAGGCCCGTCTGCGGACCGTGGAGGACGGCGGCGGCCGGACGTCCGCCCCGGAGCCCAAACGGCCGTCTGCGGGTCGTACGGCGCGGGTGAAGGGGTCTGCGGGGGAACAGGCCGGGACCGGACAGTAGCCGGGCAGTGGACCAGGGAACGGAGACCGAGGAATGCGAGTCGTCGTCTATCCGGCGGACACGGGCGGGTGCGGGCACTTCCGGCTCATCTGGCCGGCGGAGCTGCTGCGGGCGGCCGGCCACGACGTGGAGATCCGCCCGCCCGCCGACCGTGGGCTGAAGCTGAAGATCGGCGCGGATGACCGGGTGGAAGACGTGCTGGACGTGGATGGCGTGGACGTCCTCGTCTTCCAGCGCCTCACCCACCAGTGGATGGCGGAGGCGGTGCCGCTGCTGCGCGCCAAGGGCATCGCCGTGGTGGTGGACGTGGACGACGACCTGGCAGCCGTCCACCCGCGTAACCCGGCGTACGAGTCGATGCATCCCCGCTTCGCGGGGAGGGTCGACCCGCGCACGCGGCAGGTCCGGCGGCACTCGTGGCAGCACCTTGCCGCCGCGTGCCGTGATGCCACGCTGGTCACCGTGTCCACCCCGGCGCTGCTGGAGCGCTACGCCCGGCACGGCCGGGGGCATGTGATCCACAACCACCTGCCGGACAGCTACTACGGCGTGCCCCGCGTCGATCGCGACACCATCGGCTGGCCCGCCGCGCTCGCCTCCCACCCGGACGACCCGGCCGTCCTCGGCGGCGCCGTCGCGCGTCTCGTCTCCGAGGGCGGGGACTTCCGCGTCGTCGGCGACCCGACCGGGGTGGGCGTGGCGTTCGGCCTGTTCCACGACCCGCAGGGGCGCACCGGTGTGGATGTGCACGGCTGGCCGGCCGCCGTGGCGGGGGACGTCGGGGTCGGCATCGCCCCGCTGGCGGACACCGCGTTCAACCGGGCCAAGTCGTGGCTCAAGCCGCTGGAGCTGTCGGCCCTCGGCATACCGTGGGTGGCCTCGCCCCGTGCGGAGTACGTGCGGCTGCACGCACGGGGCGCCGGGGTCCTCGCCGACACGCCGCGCCGGTGGTACCGGGAGCTGCGGCGGCTGACCGGCTCGGCGGCCCTGCGGGCGGAGCGGGCGGAGGCCGGCCGGGAGGTGGCCGAGGGCCTGCGGCTGTCGGCGAACGCGTGGCGGTGGGCCGAGGCGTGGGCGCGGGCGCGTGACGTGCAGGATGCGCGCGGCGTGCACGCGGCGTAAGGAAATCTTGTCCCGGGGGCAAATTTACTTCAACTAGGCCGGGCGCCCCCTCACTGAGCGGGACGCCCGGCCACTACGTTGTCCCTACTGAAGGCCCTCCCCGATGTCAGCGGGGAGGGCCTTCAGGCCACCGGCCGGACCGTGGTCCGGGTGCGGGGCTGGGCGGCGGCCTCGGTCAGCCAGGAGACGCCGCAGGCCAGGCAGAGGGCGTCCATGCTCTCCTCCATGTCGACCACCCTCCGGGACTCGCACGACGGGCACTTGGCCCGGTTCTTCTTCGCCTTCAGGCGCCTGCGCTCCGCCGTGTCCGTACCACCCCAGTACCCACGCTGACCATACGTCAAGGCGTAGCGCAGGCAAGTCGCCCGGACGGGACAGGGGTTGCAGTAGGTCTGCGCGGCCTCCAGACCGGCCTCGTCTTCCTTGTCGGGGACGAACGTCTCCAGCGGCGCCCCGTTGCACAGGGCGTCGTCCTGCCAGCGCACCTCCGACGCGGCGTACCCGCCGACAGTTACCGGTATCACCATCTGACTCCTCGGACGCAGTGACACTTTCAGACTGAACTATTGCGGTGTGCACGCGGGTTTGGAACGGCACACACGTAGATAAATGTGCCCCTCACACTAAGTGAGAGACGCGTCTCCGATTGTGAGTCATCGCAGCTCAGGGGCGGAGGACTTCACGAATCGTTCACCGGGAGCACGTACCGCGAGGTCAACTGACTTATTGTCAACAGGAGTTGGGGCGGACGCGCGACAGCCCCGCCCGGGTGTCAGGAACGGGGCTGTCAACAGATTGTCACCGACCGTCGAGTTCTGGCCAAAGGATCAAACGGGGCGGTCGCCCCGCTCCCGCTCCTCGTGCGCGGCCATCTCCTCGGCGCCCCTGCGCCCGGTGATCCCGTCGTCGTAGCGGGCAGTCCACGTCCAGTCGCTCAGCCGGCCGCCGTCCCCCTTGCGCACCACGTCCCGCCCGACGCCGATGTGGATGTGCGGGATGGTCAGCGACTTGGGGTTGACCCGCAGCACCTCGTACCAGGTCCCCCGGTACCGCACGAAGTCGCCGCGCGTGAAGTCGGCCCGGGACCAGACCTTGAACCCCTCGGCCTCGGCCCGCCGGACGACGACCCGCCAGTGGTCGAGCTGGTCGTCCAGCTCCGCGAGCTGACGGCGCAGCTCGCCGGCGTAGTCGGAGCCCGGGGTGCACCGGGACAGCGACCGCTCCACCCGGCGCCGGTCCGCCTGAAGCTTCTCGATGCGCCGCAGGGTGCGCGCCGGGTCGTTGCGCCGCTCGCTGTACCCGGCGGCCGTCCCGGCCCGCTCGGCCAGCCGCTCCGCCCGCTGGCCCTCGCCGATGAACTTCCGCTCCCCGGCGTCCATGCGCGCGAGGTCCCGGCGGTGACGGCCCTCCGAGTGATGGCCCCGCAGAACCGGCTGGCCCGGAGGGATGTGCTCGGCTATCTCGCGCGCCCGGCGGTACCCCGCCTCGGACGCGGCCTGCGCCCGGCCGGCCGCGCCGGTGAGCCGTTCCGCCCGGTCCTCGGCGCGCTGCTCGCGGTCGGCCTCCGCCTCGGCGAACGGCCGCGCGGTGTCCTCGTCGGTGACGACGTCCACGGTCCACCCGGCGGCCTCCAGGGCGTCCTTCGCGCCGTTGATGCGCCACATCTGCGCGGCCCGGTCCCGGGAGCGCTGGATGCCGAGGCAGCCCAGCGAGGGGAACCAGCGGAAGCCGTGCGGCCGGACGGCTTCCAGGACGCCGTCGCCCTTGCGGGAACCTTCCAGCAGCGTGCCGTCGGCGCGGGTGTGCGTGATGGTGATGATGCCCATGGCGGGCCCCCTGTTCCTTGGTCAGGTGATGCGGTGGTGCGAGCGCCCCGTCCAGTGGGGTGCGGACGGGGCGCTGTGACGCCGGGCCCGGTGGGGGAGGGGCCACGGCGTACCGGCTCGGAGTGTGCCGGCGGTGGTGCGTATCGCCGAACGGGCCGGTCAGGCCGTCGCGGTGCGCGGCGTCCAGTCCTCGGCGTCCGTCCGGCGCAGCCAGGCCGCCGCCGACTGGCGGCCCTCGGGCGGGAGCAGCACGGACGTCCCGTACTCCTTGCCGCGCGGGCCGATGGCCACCCGGGCGTCGCCGTACGGCGTGAGGCATTCCAGCCGAGCCCAGGTGTACGTGTTCCAGACGGTGGCCGTCTCGTCGCCGTGGACGGCGAGGCTGGCCCCGTACAGCGTGCCTGGCCGGTCCCCGAGGGCGGCCGGCTGCGCCTCGCCGGCGAACCACGCCGCGAGCGGGAGCAGCCAGTCGGCCGACAGCAGCACGGTGGTGTACTGCCCGGCGAACAGCCCTTCCACGGTCATGGCCGGCTTGCCGTCCTCGGGAGGCGTGAACCTCAGCGCGGCGCCCAGGACCGTCCCCGGGATCGTGAGTGCGTCCATGAGTCCTGCTTTCCTTGGTCGGGGGTGCGGGGAGTGCTCCCGGCCGGTCACGATCCGGCACTTCCGGGTTGAGGGCCCGGCGGACATCCGTTATCCCACGGGAGCGGGTTGGGGCCTAACGGCCCCGGGCGGTCAGTCGGTGATCTCGACGCCGTCCCAGTAGGCGATGGTGCTGAACCCCATCGAGTCGGTGCGCGTCTTGCGGGCCAGCTCCCGCGCGTCCTCGCCCCGGCCGTCCTCGGCGAGCAGCAGCGCGAGCGAGACCATGAACTCGGTCACCTCGCCGGTGCTGGGGAGGACGACGCCGGCGCAGGTCTCGCCGTAGCTGGCCGGGTACGACTCGCGGATGCTGTAGTCGTCCTCGCTCAGCTCGATGTTCTCGGCGGCGGTGACGATGTCCTGGCGGGAGAGCTGCATGGTCGGTTCCTTCTTCCGTAGTCCTCGGCCGGCGTGTCCGGCTGATGAATTAATTAAACCATAACGCCCCGGGGTTGTC